GGCTGGTTTTTCTGGCGGCATTGCCGCCCCTTGGAGTTCTGTCAATAACTGTACGGGGCCACAGATCAGGCGGTTAGAGCTGGAACTAAAAGCCAGAGGTTTTAATGGCAGCGATGAGGAAATTAAGCTGCTTTTACAGGGATGTAATCTTAATGCGGGAGCAAATATGCGATTGTTTTTTGATAAGGGCAGACTGGAAGAGGCAAGGCTGTAGCAATCAGCCTGTCTACCCTTTTGGTGGCCTCTAAATATCGCCAGCTAATCGCCGTCCGAGAATAACTGTCACTTCATATTTAAGCAGGGCTGCTTTCTGCTGACATAAAGCAATCGCTTTTTGCCATTTGATCGTATCGGGTGCCAATGGGTCATGGGCTGAAAGCCGTACTTCAAGCAGTGTTCTGCCGGTTCCACGTTCACCGGCAATGAGGTATGCAGTACGCAGCGGAGAGTGAAGTTCGATGCATGCTTTTCTCATAAGTTGTTGGTCCTAATAGCTATTAAATTTTTCAAATTTATGCGAACAGGACCATTTTAACTTAAAAAACAGTTCACATTTTATAACTCATACTATACTGTACGCATATACAGTTGTTGTGTCGAGGGAGGACAAATGAGCGATTATCTTCTGGAGGAGATTAAACTCCAGCGCATTGATTTTATTCTAAAAAAAGTTGCTTTTGATACGTGTAATTTTGAAGAAAAAGAGATGGCTATTCACTGGTTAGTTGAATTGTCCGGTGAGTTAATGGCTGAAGTTAGAAAAGCTAAGTCATCAACAACTGAAATTGAGCGGCATTGAGATTCTGCAGGCAGTATGGGAAGACGACAGGTGGCAGTACCAACACTGATAACGTTGCTGGCGTCAAAAGTCATTTTTGGCGCTGGCAAGGTTGAACAACGAGCTTTGCGAGGCGTTAGGCGATGGCCGGTAGTGATTCAAATTATCAGGTAGTTTATCGGGGCGAAAGCCTGACTGATTATGCGCCTGGCGGATTGGTCTTCTTTCAGCGGCCAAAAGAGAACGGCGGCGGATTCTGGTTAGGCCGGACTTATGATGGTGTTTTCTGGCTTGAAATCCCGGCCCCTGTTTCTCTTTCACAGGGACTTTTATACTTGCAGGCGGTGAAAAATTCTGTCCCGGCTGATGTGAAATACATATCCCTGGGTAATAACCTTTCACTGTTCTGACTCTATGCGCATGAGTGCATGTCTATGCTGCATGAATCCGCATGATCCCTGAAGGATCGTTAGCCCTCCGGCCCGCCAGTACTGGCGGGCTTTTGCTTATGTCATGCACCTGCATGAAAACCGCTGCTTAAAGCGGGCAGGCGTGGCGGGGCTACGAGCGCGCGCATGATACACTTATGAAGATTGGCGTCATCAAAAATTTGAGGTATAAAGTAAAAAAACGTGAGGTTATAATGAAAAAAAAATTTACTAATGAGCAGCAAAAACAGCTTATAGGTCACCTCACGAAAAAAGGATTTTATAGAGGTAGTAACAGTAAATTATCTGTTTTTTTATGTGGCGGGGATGTTGCTAATCATCAATCTTGGCGGCATCAATTTGCACAGTTTTTAGCAAAAGCAACTAATGTAGATGTATTCTATCCAGAGGATTTATTCGATGACCTCTTGGCGGGGCAGGGACAGCACAGCCTGTTAAGCTTAGAAAATATTCTTGCTGAAGCTGTAGATGTAATAATTCTTTTCCCTGAGAGTCCTGGTTCATTCACGGAATTGGGTGCTTTTTCAAATAATGAAAACTTACGAAAAAAACTGATCTGCATACAAGACTCTAAGTTTAAATCCAAGCGTAGCTTTATAAATTACGGACCAATCAGATTATTGAGAAAGTCAAATTCAACATCAGTAATACGTTGTAGTTCAAATGAATTAAAAGAACTGTGCGAGTGCTCTTTACTAGATGTGAAAAAATTACCTCTATATCGTGAGCTGATGAAATCTATTAGAAAAATAATAAATGAAAGCAAAGTCTCAAAAGATATTGGAAATATTTTGTATGCTGAAAGGTTTTTGTTGCCATGTATCTACTTACTAGATAGCGTTACTTATCGAGTATTATGTGAACTAGCTTTTAAAGCTATCAAGCAAGATGATATATTATCTAAAATTATTGTAAGATCTGCTATTTCTCGATTAATTAATGAACGGAAAATTCTCCAAATGTCCGAAGGCTATCAAGTAACAGCTTTAGGAGCAGAGTATGTCAGAGAAGTTTTTGATAGAAAGACTCTAGATCGCTTGCGACTTGAGATCATGAATTTCGAAAATCGTAGAAATTCTACTTTTAACTATGATAAGGTTCCTTACGCGCACCCTTAGCGAGAGGTATACCATTCGTGGCATCCTCTGGATGTTGTTTCGGCATCCTGCATGTAATCTGAGTGACTGTCTGTTTTCCTTGTTGGAACGGAGAGCATCGCCTGATGCTCTCCGAGCCAACCAGGAAACCCGTTGTTTATGACGTAAGGGTGCGCAACCATTATGACTTCTGGTGAATTCTTGAATATTTTTAGATTACGACATCTTGGCTTACCCGTCATGGATGATTTGCATGATATGTCTAAGGCCACTCGCATCTCAGTAGAAACCCTTAGGCTATTGATATTTAGGGCTGATTTTCGTTATCGAGTGTACACCCTCGAGAAGAAAGGTACTGAAAAAAAACTACGAACAATTCATCAACCCTCACGCGAATTAAAGGCTTTGCAGGGGTGGGTGTTGCGCAATATTTTGGATAAACTTTCATCTTCTCCTTTTTCAATGGGCTTCGAAAAAAAACAATCAATATTGAATAATGCCACACCGCATATAGGAGCAAATTTCATACTTAATATTGATTTGGAAGATTTCTTTCCAAGTTTAACCTCAGAGAAAGTTTTTGGGGTCTTTTACTCTCTAGGTTATAATAGATATATATCTTCTTGCCTAACAAAAATTTGCTGCTACAAAAAATTATTACCGCAAGGAGCGCCATCATCTCCAAAATTAGCTAATTTGATATGTTCAAAACTTGATTATCGCATTCAAGGTTATGCCGGTAGTCGTGGGTTGATTTATACTCGATATGCCGATGATTTGACGTTGTCTGCGCAATCAATGAAGAAAGTAGTTAAAGCTAAAGATTTTTTACTCTCTATAATACCAACTGAAGGATTGATTGTTAATAATAGAAAGACTTGCATTAGTGGCCCTAGAGGCCAAAAGAAAGTTACAGGCTTAGTGATCTCACAAGAAAAAGCGGGAATTGGCCGAAAAGAATATAAAGAATTAAGAGCTAAGATTCATTATGTTTTTTTAGGTAAATTCCAAGACATAGATCATGTGAAAGGATGGTTGGCGTTTATACTAAGCGTTGACATAAAAAACCATAGAAGATTGTTGGTTTACATTAACAGATTAGAAAAAAAATTCGGATTTAATCCATTTAGTAAGATGAAGACTTAGAAGTCTTCATCTGCACTCTAAAATTCATATGATGAGAAAGTAATTACTGATTCTTCTAGCCAATCATTGAGTTCTTCAAATCTTTTTTGCAGCGGGATAAGCTCATTTCTCACAAATACCTTACTTGCCTTCTCAACATCCCCAAACCCCCCAACATTATTCGGCATAATTCCCATCAGCTGTGGCGGCACACGATGCACAGCCAGCATGTCGTCGCGGCTCACGTTTTTAATGTTCAGAAACTCATCCTTTGCCGCCACCTCTGACAGCGGAATGATCTGGATGCCATCCTTTTTCCCGTTCGGGCTATACATAAACAGGTTGCGGAAGTTGCCAGGGCCCTTCGCGCTTTTCATAGCACCGCGGATATTGTCCACGTCCTGCTGACTCTGTGCAGGGTCGGTCATGTACATGATGAAACCCGCATGGCTGCCATTGAGATAATACTTGCGGCGGAACAGTGTGGCCGACTCATTCAGCAGCGCCGACGGGATGGCCGACAGGTAGCCCGGCAGACCGTAAATCTCCTGATTAATGTCCGGCTCCATCAGGTGAAACACGCTACCCTTCTCGAACTCATACGGCTCCGTGTTGATGCCATAGTGCGCATACCAGTAGGTATCAAGGTCGAGGCCGCGCCGGGTGAACTTTGCCAGCGACGGCTCCAGCTTCAGCACGTTACCGAGGCGGCTGGTCCGCTTCTCCAGGTAGGCATTGCCGAAAATCAGGTAATCCAGCGCAAAGCGGCTGAACGCCTGCTGACTCAGCAGCGGGTGCGGGATAAAGGTACTCGCCAGAATATTGCACTTCACGCTGATGGGTGAACTGTGATGCACGGCGGCGCGGAACGTGCGCGCCAGCCCGTCAACGCTCACGGGCGGTTCATACCAGCGATCATTGATAACGCACTCCACGTAGTCCAGCAGTTCGCGGCGGTCCAGCACGGGGATCGGTTCGCCAAAGGTAAACGCCTCAGACGCTGCCCCGCTGGTCATGTTATCCGGCTGCGGCACGGGCTGCGTGCGTATGCGGTTCCTGCGTTTGCTCATTAATAAATCTCCACAATGTTCTGCGTGTGTGCCGCCTGTCCCTGCAGCGGCTCGTTTGCCAGCGCGTGCATGGTCGCCCAGGCTAAATCGCCGTGGCTGACTTCTTCGCTGCGGCTGGTTTCATAGGTCGGACGGTTGCCGCTGGCCGTGGTGGCCTTGCGGATAGACATGAATGACTGCGCGATGTCGAGGTGGCTGGCGTCAAATTCCAGCCGCCCGCTGGCGATGGTGTCGTAAGCCTTCAGCACCAGGGCGTTCTTAACGTTCGGGTTATAAACAAACTCCTTCACCTGCGGGAAGAAGGCTTTGACGTTCTCATACACGCCCAGCCCGACGCCGGTGGAGTCGATGCCGATATAGGTGACGTTATACTGCTGCGTCAGCGTCCTGATGGCGTCGGCCTGCGCCCGGAAGTCCATCCCGCGCCACTGGTGGCGCTCAAGGATGCGGAACTTCCCGCCCGGCACGGCAGGCGGTGCCATGACCACGCACCCGGCGCTGTCGCCGTTCTGCGTTCCCTTCGCCGGGTCGTAACCGATCCAGACCTCTTTCCAGCCGAACGGACGCAGCGCCAGCGCTTCAAAGTCGGTCCAGACTTCCCAGCTGTCCACCATGCACTTCTGCAGCATGGCCAGCTGGAACACCGACGCCAGATCGTCCATGAAGACGCACATCAGCAGGTTCTGGTAGTCCTCCGGGCTGTAGCGCGAGCGCAGTTGCTCCAGGTCAAACAGGTCACAGCCGCCGCGCACCGCATCTTCAACGGTGACGATCTGGCGAAACTGGCCGTCTTCGCAGAGGCGTCCGGCGGCCAGTGACTGATGGCTGAGGTCGATATCAACCCTGTCCGCTTTGGCCCGGCCCTTGTTGAACTGCGAACCGGACCAGAACGGATAGGCGCTGTGCGTGAGGCTGGACGGCGTAGAAAAGTAGGTTTCGCGCCACTTCTTGTGCAGCGCCATGCCGGACGCCACTTTCTGCAGTTCCTGAAACTTCGGTATCCAGAAATATTCATCCAGATACAGATTGCCGTGATAACTCTGTGCGGTGCGGGCGTTGGTGCCTAAGAAATACAGGCACGCGCCGTTGCTCAGCGTCATCGGGTCCCCCTTCAGGTCTACGTCCACCTCGCGGGCAAACTCAATGATGTACTGCTTGAACACGTGCGCCTGCGCCTTGCTGGCGCTTAAGAAAATCTGATTGCGCCCAGTGGTCAGCGCATCGATCAGCGCCTCGCGGGCAAAAAAGAAGGTGGCCCCGATCTGGCGCGACTTCAGCAGGTTTCGGACTGAGTACTTATTTCCGGCATCCCACCACTGGCGCTGGTAGCCGAACATCGAGCCGTGGAAAACCTCCTGCAGCTTCTCGATCTGTTCGTCGCTGAACAGGTTTTTTTCCGGTGGCTTACGCGGGCCTTTGTTCCGGTTCTCCACGTTCGGGTTCAGGTCCGCTTCATTGCCGCCGTTGCTGAATTTGCCGATCCGGGCGTGGCGCTCTGACTGCCGCGCCAGCAGGTCGATTTCCTTGAAGTCCTTTCCTTCCTTCTGCTCCTTCATGATGAGCTGGCAGTAACGTGCGGCGGTGGTCAGCTGCATCTGATCCAGCGGGCCATAGTCGCCCCACTTATCGCGCTTCTTCCAGCTGTGAACGGTTGCGGGTTTCTCTCCCAGCATTTCAGCAATGCGGGCGATGCGGTATCCCTGAAAGTACAGCAGTAAAGCCTGCCTGCGGGGATCGAGGTCGTCTGGGGCGGGTGTCATGTTCATGCAGCCAAAATACGGCCCTGCCGCTTCCTTTTCCGCCATCCCGCATTGTGTGGTTTCCCGCACAACGTCCGCGCGTTGTTTCGATACCCCTGCCGCCGCAACCATAGGGCCTCACAGAGTTTTACTGACCGGAGCCCGGACAATGGCAAAGAAAGCAAAGCGTTTTCGTATCGGGGTGGAAGGTGCCACCACGGACGGGCGCACCATCGAGCGCAGCTGGCTTGAGCAGATGGCGGCAAATTACAGCCCTGAGCTGTACACCGCCGTGATCAACATGGAGCACATCAAGGGCTACACGCCTGACAGCCCGTTTCGCCGCTTTGGCGTAGTGGAAGCGCTGGACGCCGAAGAAATCAGCGACGGCCCGCTGAAAGGCAGGCTGGGGCTGTATGCCCTGATTAACCCGACTGACGAGCTGGTCACGCTGACCGGCACCATGCAGAAAATCTTCACCTCTATGGAAATCCGCCCGGAGTTCGCGGACACCGGCGCGGCCTATCTGATTGGCCTGGCCGTGACAGACGATCCGGCCAGCCTCGGCACGGAAATGCTGCAGTTCAGCGCCAGCGCCGGGGCGAACCCGCTGGCAAACCGCAAGCAGCATCCTGACAACGTTTTCTCTGCCGCTGAAGAAACCCTGATCGAGT